TAGGTTGTTGAAGCGCGGATGTGCTTTGGTTTTGCGTTGCGGCAACCCTGCTGCACAGACGGCGGCCATTGCCAGCAGCTTTTGGGTTAATTCTTGTTGGGTTATGGTGTTCATTTCACTTTCTCCAAAATCTCTTCACGGGTCGGCGCACCGGATAAGGCAGTCAGCTGGTGCAGCAGCGTTTCTCGCAGTTTGCGGCTTGGCCGGCAGCGGCGGATTTGTTCAGCACAACACACCGGGCAGCGGAAATTCAGCACAGAGCCGGTTGGCGGGCAGCAGGGGCAGGCGTTAGACATTAAACGGGTCATCTTTTGCCTCCTGCTCAACCTGTGCCGGCGCTTCCCACGGATCGGGCTGATCCACAAACCGCTGATATCGTCCTTGCCAGCCAACAATGACTGATCCGCGTTCGCCGTCTCGATTCTTAGCCAAAATGAGTTCAGCCTCGTTTTGGTTCACGCTTGCATCGTAGTAGCCGGGGCGATAAGGGAAGATGATGATGTTGGCGTTTTGTTCGATACCGCCTGATTCACGCAGATCAGACATTTGCGGGCGTTTGTCAGGCCGTCCATTTACCGCACGGGATAACTGCGCCACCAGCAGCACATGAATATCCAATTCCATAGCCAGCCGTTTTAATCTGGCCGTGATCTCGTCCAGTTCCTGCACCGTGTTTTTGTTCGGGCGCGGCATCAAGTGCAAGTGATCTACCACCAACAAATCCAAGCCTTGCTTACGCTTCATCGCGCGGCATCTGGCTGCCAACCGTTCCACACCCACCATCTCCGTATCGATCAGGAAAGACCAGCTCGCAGATAAATTGACGTAGTCGTTGTAGTGATCCCATTCCTCACGGTTCATCACCGCCGTGCGCAAATGACCGTAGTCAATCCCAAACTGGGCAGATGCCCCGCGATCAGTCAGATCAGTGGAGTTCATCTCGTAGCTTTGGAAGCGCACCTTGAGACCATTGCGGGCGCAGCAGCGGGCAATGTTTTCCGCCAGCACAGACTTACCCATACTTGGCCGCCCGCCGATCACAGTCAGATCACCACGGCGCAGGCCGTTGGTGTATTCGTTGAGTTTCGGTAGTCCGGTATCAAACCCAATCAGGCCGCGCCGCCCGCTGTCGAACAGTTCCTGTTTGTAGCGGATGCCCTCACGCAAAGCCTCGATGTAAGTGCGCTCTTCGTTGATCTGTGCCGCCTGGTTTGCAATCTCCGTCAGCAGCGATACAGCTTCAGCCTGCCGGTCAGATACACTGCGCCCTTCGCGTTCGATGGCCAAATCCCGGATCTTCCCTGATGCCAGCAGCATTTGCCGTTCGGCGTAACGATCCAGCACGATTTGCACATGGCGCTTGATGGCGTGGGCGGATGCAGTGTTGTTGTATAGGTCGATGAAGTACCCCATATCCATTGACTGATCACATTCCCGCTGGCGTAGGAAGTCATCCAAGGTCACCACGTCCACCCCGATATTCGCAGCAACCATATCGCAGATCGCCTGCCACACCACCTGATGGCCGATATGGAAAAACATTTCAGGCCGCAGCTGGACGCATTCGTCAAACGCCGCATTGTTTACCAACACCCCGCCGATCACCATTTGCTCAGCTTCGATGCTGGACGGCACGTGCAATACACCAACGTCTTCAATCAAATCAGGCTGCATGTTTCATCTCCTCACGCTTGGCCGGCCGCCACTCCAAAATTTTCACGAAATTAGACTGCTTCACGATCCAGTCGAAATCAGCCGTCCACTCAATCCCGCTGCCGCCACACCAGCGTTCGTTCAGCAGTACCTTGCGGAAAAACTTACGCCACCAAACCAAGCCGCTTTCACGATCCGAATAGCGCACTTCGCCGGTTAGGGTTTTTGAGTTCAGGAATTGCAACCAACGAGCATTCACCGCCTTGATCCGGCTGTCCGTGATTTTCTGCACCGCCGGCAGCACACCAGCAGTTTCCTCGTTGTAGATCGCCACCAGCTCGCTTACCGGGGCTTCATAGCGGCGGCGTGGTTTGGCAGTAGTCGTTTTTTGATCATCACCGATCACACCCGCCAAGCCGTCAGGATTGGCAGACGCGACAGCGTCCATTTTGTCAGCAGGGTTTGTGGGTAAGGGGGTAGGTTCTATGACTGGTTCAAAAGAGTGACTGGTTATGGGTGAACCAGATTCACTACCCCCTAGTGCAGCAGGTTCACTAGGTGGTGCATTTGGTTCACTAGGTGGTGCAGATAATTCGCTACCCCTTAGTGCAGCAGATTCACCACCTTTTTTCAGGGTTAGATAAAACACATTAGACTGGTTTTCTTTGCCGTTTTTGCGGCGTTTGATCTTCAAGTAGCCCGCCTTTTCCAACGCCTGAATATGCCCCATCACTGCACGACGGCTGATCTCACATTGATCAGCGATATGCTGGTAACTGGGGAAGCATTCCCCTTTGTCGTTGGCGTTGTCTGCCAGCTTCAATAACACCAGCTTGCGTAGCGGATTGCCTACTTTCAACGACATGGCATAAGCCATCAGTTGCATACTCATAGCACCCCCTCACGGCGCAAAGCCTCTTGTGATCGGCGTATCATTCGCGCAAGCTGTTGCGGCGAACGGTTGGCAATTTCTGCGCGGAATAACTCATACAGCCGGCACTTCTCGTCTCGATCCTGTATAGCAACCAACCGCCGCCCAATCCGCTTAATCCGCCGCTCCCGCAGCCAATCTTCAATGCGCTGTTTCATTTCCGCGCTCCTACTGCCGCACACATCTTGCGGCTGCAAAAATTGCACCATGACAACGGCAGCCATAATTTCAGCGATACCGTCAGCAGCTGTGTCCAAACCCATTCAGCCTTGCTTTGTTTTATTTTGTTTGTCATAATCTCTCCGAACCTTTCTTTAATTAACTCGTTTGCCCGCATTCCCCTGCGGGCTTTTCTTTTACCTATCCGCCCGGCTGGCGAAGTATTCAGCCGAGATGCGGCACATCAGCCGATACTCTTCGGCGTTCACCACCACAGCATCTTCAGCCACCACCTTGCCGCCACAGGCCGCAATCATTAGCGCCGCCCGCATTAGCCCGCATTCGTCAGATTTCCAACGGCTAACGGTGGCATCATCCATACCAAGCATCAGCGCGATTTCACGCTGTGATTTATCCGCAAGCATTCTCAAAACAGCAGCTTGCAGCTTGTGTGCCTTTGTGATGACTTCCACTGATAATTCAGTCATGGCCTAGCCCCAAAGATTTTCTTGTACTCTTTAGGGAACTTGGTTTTCAGATAATTGTTTTGTGCCAACGGGATACCGTTCTTTTTCCATTGGGATACCGCCCCTTTGGAAATACCGCACAAGCCGGCCACTTTGGATGTGCCGCCTAGTAGTTCAATAAACTCGATATGTTTCATTTTCTTCTTTCATCTTAGAAAACTTGACTAAAGTATAGGTTACTAAACATATAAAAGTCAAGCACCCTAAACAATATTTCGTTTAGACTGCTAAACGATTGGATAGGATATTGAAATGAATACGCTTAAAGACAGATTAGAAGAGCTGATGGCTGAGCATGGCTTAACCACACAGCAGCAGCTTGCAGACTTTGCCGGAGTATCAAAAGGACTGGTTGGACAATGGTTTAACGGAAGCACAGGTCTAGGCGCGAAGCCGTTATTGGCCTTCGGAAAGAAAACCCGCTTCTCTACCCAATGGCTGGCAGATGGCACGGGCGAAAAATATCAGTCAGACTCCATCAGCAAGCCGATAGAATCAAACGCAACCGCTTTCGCCGTGGTAGAAACATGGCAGGACGGCACACCGCTCAATGATGCAGAGTGTGAAGTGCCGTTCCTGAAAGAAGTAAGATTGGCCGCCGGTTCAGGTTCGTTTGAAGCAGCCGACTTCAACGGCTACAAGCTGCGCTTCCATGAATCCAGCCTGCGCCGCAAAGGCATCAACCCTAAAGACGTGGTGTGTGTGTCTGCCGATGGCAACAGCATGGAGCCGGTGTTTCCTGATGGCGCTACGCTTGGCGTGGACACCAGCCAAAAACACATTAAGGACGGCAAGATTTACGCCATCAATCATGACGGCTGGCTACGTACCAAAATCCTTTACCGCCTACCCGGCAATCGAATCCGAATCCATAGCTACAATGAAGAGGAGCACCCGGACGAAGAAGTAGATGCCGCCGACATCCAAGTCATAGGCCGCGTGTTTTGGTGGAGCGTGTTGGATTGAAAATAGTTTACTTATAAGAGCCTTACTATATCGGCAACTTCAAACCATTAGCATTGGAAATATGAAATGAAAATTCAGATACTTGACGTTAAACAAGGTGCAGCAAACAAGCAATTAGGCGAGCAGGGTGTTGATATATCCGAAGTAACCAAACAGTTTACCGTTAATCCGGGAAAGATTTTCCTGGATGAGGAGAATGACCAGATTATGATTCGCCCTAAAGCATGGTTTAGGGCGGTTAACGGACAGGAAGAGAATATCTTCTCTATTGAGGCAGAGTACATGGTATTCTTCCGGTTAACGGAAATTGGTGAGCAAACGCAGGGACAAGTATTGAGCGGCAATGTAGCGCTCGTCGAAAAACTGCATGAATACTCTCAAATCGTGGTAGGGGTTCATCTCAAAATGGAATTAAATCTAACCACAATAGATTCTGGGATGCCTATTTGGGAG